CCAAACATCCGCTCAAGATCCTCGAACTCAAACCCAACCTCTGGCACTTCACGCTTAAATAAATTCAGTAACCCCAATGCACTTCCTCCTTTCTTTTAATTTCTGCCGACCACCCACCCAAAATTTATGCTTAGATTAAAATTCCCAACTATCAATCATATCTAGGAATTCCCCAACATTTGACTCTTGCACTAGTTCCCTCTTGTAAAGAGCAGCTATCAAAGCATGGAAACCATCCGTCTTTCTTCTGACAGGCTCTTTCTTCAAGAAACGCTTATTGCCATCCTTGTCCTCTTTGACGTAGGTATTATCCGTATACCAAATCATAGAGTTATCGCCCTCAAAGATAAAACGCTCATTTGCAAATCCATCTTCAATGATTGGCGCAACCTTGGATTGGATAGACCCTGGATTTCTCAAGAATTCATATTCAAACCCAGCCTCTTCCAAAAGTGGTTTTAACAAATCCATTCTAAAACCATCGGCACATACAAGCTCAATCTGATAATGATTTCTCCATTCTTCCAGCTTGGCTATCAAAAGTCTAGGTTCAATACTCGGACCATCAACGATTGTAAAAAGACCTTTTTCAGCCCATTCTTCAATAGGCGCTTTTAGCTTGAAAGCTTTCAAAAATGATTTCCGTGCAAATGAATGCTGCTTCCAGATGAATTCATCTCCATTCTTAAATAGCAAACCAACGCTCGCAAAGTCTCGGATGCTCGCATAGTCAAAGCCAGCCACACATGACCGACCCTTCAAGTCGATACCAGGCGAACGTAAACAAGCAACTAGCTTTTCTCGAGAAGTCACATCTTTCTCAAGGTCCGCTTCAGGAAGGTTCATCCGTTTTGTCATAAACTCCTGACGTCCAGATGGCTCCAACTTAAGGTCATCATAGTCAGCCTTGGTTCTAGCAAGCAACCTCTTAGCGTAAGGAGTGATTTCATCTAACATCGGATTTGCTTTCGACCAGTTTTTCATGTCGTCCACTTCATCCGCATTGTCAAGCTTGCAGATGAAAGGGAAAAGCCTGAAATCGTCAACCTCTCCATTCAAGATTTGCATAGACTTCTCTATTAGCTTGTCGTAAAATCCCTCACGCACATACCCATTCGTACCGTTGTAGAAAGTCCGAGCATGAGCGATTTTCCCAAGACCAGACCGTTGAACCTTCACGGCCTTATCATCTTCAAACTGGTGAATTTCATCAAACTCAAGACAACCATCACGAGCAGAGTCCATAGTCTTCGGATTGTTCGTCCGAAAAGAAAAGACCGAGTTATTCGCTCGACCTGTGATAGACATTTTAGTTAGATAGAAATGGTCCTCAAGACCACGCCTTTGGATAGTCTCATAAACCTCCTCAAAGGAAACCTTACCCTGTTTCTCAGAGTTTGCAGTGATAGTCACATCATAATCTCTGATAGGGTAGATAGGACTGATAAAGAACGAGGACCTAGCAGACATAAAACCATTCTTACCACCCCCACGAGCCAAAGTATATAGATGCTCGTCAAAGTGTGGCTCCCCGTCCTCTTTCCTAAAAAGAAAAATGAACGGGGTCAAGAAAAGCTGGTATTTCGCTAGAGGAAAAAAGTTCTTTTCCGTAAACCGAATGAATTTCTCAATCAGATCATTATCAAAATATAAATCATCGCGAGGATAAATTTTCTCTTTGATGATTTTAAACAGCAACTTTCTTTCTTCGTTGACGACGATTTCTCCACTCTCGGCCATTTTGATGTAGTCATCAATCAACGGATGAGAAATCATAACAGATCACTTCCAGACGTCGGTTTCTCAACAGGAGAATTTTCAACCTCGAAATCAAACGAGCGCTCAATCGCCAAAAGCTGATTGCTGGTTGTGTTAATTTCCTTGATGAGAGAATTCGCTTTTTGGAATCTCTGTTGCCCATTGTGAACAGTGATGACCAATCCGTCTTCATGAAGTTTGGCTTTCAGCTCATAGAGTAGCCTGACGAGATAAAGATAACGATTCACTTTTTCGTACTGGATCGCATCCTTTTTTCTAGGACTAAAATAGCCAATTTTAGAAAGTAGCTGATTTTCTAATTCTTTTATATTTTTTTCTGAGTATTCTTCCATTACCCCCCACCCCTTTTAATTTTTCGTTAAAAATTTGGACAGTTGACCCCTCCCACCGGTTCCCAAAACCTTAAAAATACTGGATTTTTTTGACCGGGGGGTGTTATCATCCCCAAAATTCGTCTGTTCTGAAATTTTTCTCAATCATTTTTTTAGATTTTCGAAATTGAAAACGACCGTGACGTTTATTGTGACATTCTTTGCATAGAGTTCTAAGGTTGTCAAGCTCAAGAGCGAACTCTGGATAGAACTCTAGCTCCTTGATGTGGTCAACCTCTAGGTTCTCGGTTGTAACCTTACCTTCTTCTCTGCACCAAACACATTCGTAGTGATCACGTTCGAGTGCAAGCTTACGAAGTCCTCTCCATTCACCAGAATTATAAAACTCTGTTCGGTCTTCTCTAGTTGCAACTTCTATTTTCAAAAGACTACCCTCTTGATTTCCAAAAGAGTTTAGCAAAATCGTCAGAACTAATTAAGGTTTGCTTAGCTGCTTTTTGGAATCGCACAATTGATTCTTTAGTTTGAGAATCAAGAAAATATTCTTTGTTATCTCTGCTTCGTATCTTGTAAATTAATTCTCTTATTAAACCTAACATACTTTTGTAAACCTCTCTAATTTTGCTCTCTCAATTCCTTGTTTTACATATTCTAGTGAATTCGCTACATGAGTTTTAATTCATATTTATCAAGCGTTTATCTTGCAAGTACGAAATGAAATCATCATAACCTCAAAACAATGAATTGATAGTAAAATAAAAAAATTAAAAGCCCTGAAACTTCGTCATGGCTCTATCTTGTGAATCTTGATTTTTGCCTATGTATCTCAGTGAAATACTCTGGCTTGAGTGGTTCAGTAGGTCCATTATCAGAGCGACATCCTTGGTTTGTTCGTACATGAATAAGCCAAAGGTCTTTCTCATCGAGTGAGTAGCTATGTTTTCTAGACCAACTTCTTCAGCAGCTTTCTTTATGATCTTGTAAGCTGTGTTAGGTTTTATATGCTGATGCTTTCCGTTTCGGCTTGGAAAGAGGAAGTCTTCATCTTTCTTATTTTTAATGTACTGTCTCATAGCATTCTTGAATTTCTTTGGCATCTTTCGTTTGGTTGGTTTGTCTGTCTTTTCATCGACGATCTGGACATGCCAACCTTTAACGTGCTTTACCTTCAGTTTAACGATATCGCCAATACGAAATCCCAAATTAACACCAGAAAGGAAGAGCATGAGGTTTCGTTGTCTATCTGACTCTTTGACTGCACTATGCAACGTCAGCCATTCAATCATAAGCTGAACATCATCTCTATTTCTGATTGGTTCAACAACTACCACATATCTTCACCTCCTTTTTAATACACAAAAATAGCAGAGACTTCCTCTCTGCTATTCTTCACGATACTAATTTACCACATTCTTTTTGTCAATTCTATATGTTTTTTTGACAACTTTACATAAAGAGCAAATTTGAAAGTGTATCAAGAATCACCTCACGTCTTCTGTAAATCTGCTTGCTGTGTCTATACAAGTACCCAGTTTCTCCGTTCTCCATGATGTGCCAAACTTGAATCCAGTCGTATCCAGTATGTTCTCCCCAGCGAAGATAAAAGATTTTTTTGTCATCTGGTTCTAGATTCTCTAGTAATTTGGAAATAGCGTTTTGGAGATTTTCTAATCTTAAAATCATAGGATCGCTTGCATAAGCAACCGCTAGATTTTCCGACCTGTTGACGAATGTCCCACTGCCACTTGCTCCAGTATCATCAATACCAGGAACAGTAAGATGCTTAACTTCGTACAAACGTTCTAGCTCATGCCTACGTTGGCCAATAAGTTTGTCAATCTTTAAATATTTATCATCGAGTTCAAACTCGAGATAATCTCTTCGTGCTGTTACTAGATTCTTCTTGCCCAAACTTTACCTCCTATGTATCTTTTGGATTTAACCCATTTGATAATTTTACCATCGTTATTGTTATTGTGATAATCTGGCAATCTTGCCGTTGGACTTTCTTTATAGACAACTTTCTCAACGACCTGGACTCCAGGCATCATTTCATCATCTATCTATCCATCCAACTAACCAAGCAGGATTCACGTCATATTTTTTAGCAATCATTTCAATTTTCTTAATCGACGGATATCCACCTCGTTCATACAAATGAATTGTATTTTGTGAAACACCTGTCTCTTTCGCCATCTGTACTACAGAGAGACACAGGTCCTCTCTAAGTTCTTTCAATCTTAGCTGCATCTTTCAAATCTCCTAACGTATTTCAAATAATCTTTCCATCAAAAACTAAAGTGATCGTACCTGTACCATCTTGATGTTTAGATACTAACGCTTGACAATCTGAACCGAGCTCGATTCCTTCGATTGTGATGCTTCGTTTCATGTTGTTGATGTTGATGATTGCTCCGTTTGATGTTTTAATCCTCATTCTCAACCTCCAACAAATTTTTATTTTCGTAGATGTTCCCAATGACTTTGTAATAATGCGATAGGAATCTCTTTGCGATGTCAATCCGATAAGTACGACTTAGACCATCGCCGTACCAGCGGCCTTTGTCTTTGTCATATTTGACAATAAAGGTATATTCTGTCTGTATCTGATGATGTAAGATATCACCTTCAAAAACTTCTGTACCTTCCTTATCAAAAAGACCTGTCGATTGCATAAGTTCGATTTCGTCAAAGTTTATGAAATTTGTTTCACCAAATTCCCAATGCTCACCGATTAAAACGCTTTTCTTAAAATCTATCAAAGAAACATCTAGCATTGTTTGCGTTTCTTTATCCCATGCTCTAAAACTTGGATTCATCTGGCAAATCCTCCTCTTTCACGAACGAACCATCAATCCAGCGACCTTTACGGTCTTTGATTTCTTGGTAAGCAAGTTCAAAACATTCATCAAAATCATATCCAAGATTTTTTAGATAACCAATGCATCGTACTAGATTGTGTCTGCATAATTCTTTACTTGCAAACCCTTGTGAGAGTTGAAACTCACTAATGTTTGCATTGATTGAGATGAAACTTTCCATCACATCTTTTTTACGGATACTATCGGATTCTTCAAAAATCTGATTCACGTCCTCACCGATTAGTAGTCCAAGACCGACAATCACGACCGCACAGTCTCCGATACTATCCTTGGTAACTTTCTCATTCTTCTTGAGATAACCAGCGCATAGCTCTCCAAACTCTTCACTGAGTTTGAGTGATTGCTTGTCTAATCGTCCACCGTTCTCAAGGTCACGGTCAATAAACCATTGCTTTACGTTTTCTAGTGTGTTCATAATTCAATATCATCTCCTATTTCAATGTTTTTATATTTTTCTTCACTCACCACAAACACGTTACCGTTAACCGTGATAGTGAACAACTTTCCGATTTTCTTCTTAGCTTCGACCTTGCCAGTAATCTGATACTTACTATCTGCATGATAGACTAGCAAGGGTTTCTGTGCTTCACGTTGTATGAATAATAGACAAGTAGTTAATAGGCAATATCCAATTAAAAAACGTTTCAATATTTCACCTCTTTTAACCTTAATTAAAAAATATTGTGAACATATCTTTTTTAATATCTTCATATGCTTTAATTTCTTCTTCGTAAGCTTTTTTTAATTTTAAAATAGCTTGAATTTCTTGGATGAACTGCTTTTGAACTTCAACATCGTCATCGAAACGAATTTCCAATTTTGCAATATTTGAAACCTGCAAATTCAGACCTGTTCTCCACTTCTGAAAAAATGGAGGGAAAGCGTGCTTTATTGCAAAAAATAAATAATCGGGTAAAATTTGGCCTTTGGTTTCAATGACAACATATTTACTTTCAACAAGTCCATCTTCTTCTAATTGTAGGACCTCTCCTTTCGTTGCAGAAACCTGGATTAACGTAACACCTTTGCTATATATTTTGCTCTTATTTGCTCTCTCGAATTGAGCTACTTCTGTAATATTTCTAATTCTCATTACCATAACTCTAACTGCTCCTGTATTGGTTTTAATCTTTTCTCGGTCACATCTAAACGATTGGGATATTCTTCTTTTGTAATTTTTATAAAATCATCCAAATCTCGTTTAAAAAATTGTAAAAATTCATTTTCAGCTTTTCTCGTTTCTGATATAGCTGTAAGCAATTTCATAAGTATCAATATAAACATTTTTTTGAAGCGTCCAATCATTTTCTTTTATCTCATTAATCGTTACTAACTCTGATTTCTTTTTTACAACTAATCTGTTTTTAGCAAGGGTTACAGTCTTTTCAATATGTTCAGACAACATTATATTTTGTTTTGGTCTAACTTGTACATCGTCACTTGCATCTAAAAAATACACATCTTCACTTCTTGTTTTATTCAATTCGATAACTACAACAGGAATTGAAGTAGCAAGAAACAACTTTTCAGGAAGTGTGATAATCTTATTCACACAACCATTTGTTACCAAGGCCTTTCTGATTTCTTTTTCAGCCTTATCTCTGAATAAAATCCCTTGAGCCATGATTGCAAAAAGCTTTCCTTCTTCTTTCAAGTAATGGAATCCATGTAAGAGAAATGCATAATCAGAGTTAGCTTTTGGCGCAATCCCAAAATCATTAAACCTTACATCGTTTTGAGGAGGATTCCATGGCATCCCATAAGGTGGATTCATAATGACCACATCGAACATTCTTTTCTCAGCCTGTTCTTTTTTGCTTATGACACCATATTCTTGCCCTCGTTTTATTTGATAAACTCCAAATATTTCGCCTGTTAGAACATCTTTGTGGATAACCTCGCTTTCTTGGTTTCTCAAAGCTAGGTTTAGCATCAAAAATGGAATAACACGACTTGAAAATTCTTCACAACGTACGAAATCTATTTCATGTCGTGCTAAATAAGAAACCGTCAAAGCCCCAGTTCCGGCACACACATCAAGCAAACTATTTCCAGCAGGCGCTAATCTACTAACTAATTCACTTATCCCGTCTGGTGTATAATCCTGCTTTAAACTTTTTCGATCAGCTTGTTCTTCTTGAAAAAAATCTCTGAATAGATCAATTGTCTTGTCTATGTATTCTTCATCCACTCGGTTTAATATTTCATCTTGTCGATCCGATAATAATCCCTCAAGCAGTAACCTTGGAATATCAATCGCTTCTCGACAATCCAATAAATTCAAAAACAACTCCTTAATTATCATCATCTCCTTCAATCTTTATCATACACATTCCTTTGTTTGAATTAATTAATCTTTTTTTATATTTTTCTGAGGTATAGAAATATAATGTGCTCTTTTTTAACCCAGTTTCTTTGCTAATCTCATTTATAGTCCCACAAGTGATAAAGACATCACCGTGATATAAGGCATATACAAGCTCTGACCTGCCCATCACTCAACCTCCTTATTCTTAATTTCTCTAGTAAGTCTATTTTTTAAAATATGACTCGTAAAATAAATACCGTCTGCGTATGTATAATAATCAGCGGTTTCTTCAATCCACTGACTTCGTGTGTATGGATATCTGTTTGGTCGTGTCATTGCTCTCCCTCCCTCTCACGCAATATTTCTCTAGCACCAGTAAGATAATAATGAAACACATCATCTGATACACACTTACTAATCAATTCATCTAGCGCTTTCTCGATAACTTCAGTTCTAGTTGAGTATCCATAGTATAGTTTTAATGCTTCAAGGTGTGCAAAAAGATCATTGGTTAAAGTAGCTGTAAATTTTTTCATTCTTCCACCTCCTCGATCTATGCTTCCTTCAAATACTGGTTATATACATCTTCGTCCAAGATTCCGTTCTCGATTAGATTCTCAACTGCAATTTCAATTTTAATCAAACGATTTAATTCTTTGTTAGGCAACGTAGCCATAATAACTTCTTCCATCACTCCCACCTCCTCCTCATCATTTGTGAAATCTTCTCCAAGTATCTCCAAGGCAAATTTTTGTCCATCTTTTATGAATTTTATCCACTCTTCATCTGATATTATCATTCTTCCACCTCCACAACTTCAAACAATGGACTGTTAAATACTTCACCAAAGCCCGCATCTTCTATCTCTTTGCGGGTGTGTGTGTTTTTCACATTTTTATCTTCTGCATCATTGCCCATATACCATTTTTCAGTCAATAAGTTATATTTTAAATGTCTAAAAAGAGAGGAAATACCTTTCATCACTACTGTATACCGCCTCTCTTTTTCTATCTCGTAGCCATCAAGCCATGCACGAGCGAAGAGTTCCATGTTGTCGTCTTCTCTAAACCAATAATCCAGTTTTTTTTGGTTTAAAGAAATGGCTTCCATTGCGCCGAACAAATGGAAATCATCATTTTTACATTCCTCAATCCAATCCGCCACAAACTGAGGGATTGTGACTTGTTCTGGTTCGTCTAGTTGGTCCAAGTCTCTTAGAAAACGGATTAGAAGAGCTTTTCTGCTAGTACCACCAAGATTGTAGTTAGTATACTTCTCAATCAATTCTTTAACATTCATTCTTCCAACTCCTTCAACTTCTTCTTATACACTTTTACTTTTTTCTTCCAAAAATCACGTTCAGCAGCTCTCATGTGTACTGTTGACTTCTGACTTGGTTTCTTCAGTTCTTCAATCTTTTCTTCAGCTGCTTCGATTGAACGTTTTAAACCCTTGATTATATCTTGATTAATTGTGCTCATCCGAATACCTCTTAGAATGGTAAGTCCTTATCTGAGATATCCAAAGGGTTTGTGGCTCCGAAATTTGCTGGCATCTGCTCTTCAATGTTTGACTGGTTTGCAGAATTGTCTCGTTTTTCGAGTAATTGGAAAGTCTCAGCAACTACTTCTGTCACATAGACACGTTGTCCTTGCTGATTTTCATAACTTCTAGTTTGGATGCGACCTGTAATTCCTACGAGGTTTCCTTTTTTGCACCAATCAGCAAACAATTCAGCTTGTTTTCTCCAAATCATGCAATTAATAAAGTCGGCTTCACGTTCCCCATTTACTCCTTTGAAGTTACGATTGACTGCCAGGTTAAAAGTTGTAATTGCAATATTTGATGGTGTATATTTCAACTCTGGATCTCGTGTTAATCGTCCTACTAGTGTTACATTGTTAATCATTCTTACCTCCTATTTGACTGCTAGGTAGTAGCAATCCTTAGCACCGTAGTCGAATCGTGTTGTCCGCTTTCCGATGTGCTTCTTGAATTTTGGTCTGGTAATACCTGAGAAAGCCCACTGATGGTCTTTCATCCGTTCGATAAGTTCATCTACATTGTTGAAACTTCCAAGGTAAAACTTGCAGTGTCCATTGTAGACGAAATATAGTTCAATCATATTTACTAAACTCCTCGTAAATTTTTTTGAATATTTCTGACACCAATTTTTCAGGTATATTAGATCTCTCGTTGTATGATTTTGAGAAATTCTTCCACTCTATGTCCTGCTTAATAATTTTATTTTTAAGATTAAGTTCAATATTACTTCCAAAAATTGTCCGTTTTTGTAAAGGATAATCATAATTATTGTATCTAGCTAGGTTTTTGTATAGAATTCTGAATCCAATAATGTCCTCAATGTAAGGCCACAGTCTGTCAGCAGCTGGATTCTCAATAACCCAAAATTGTGGTCTATATCTTTTTATGATTTCTATTGTGTTGAAAGCTGTTAGCTCGCCATTGACCCTTTTTAAAAATTGCCTGTCGTACTGATAATTTATATAGGCTGACTCGTAATCCTGATTTGCCCTGATCGTGAACGGTGAAGGTCTTACTTGTGGAGCAAACAAGCTATCAGACACATCATTGCGTTTCCAACACGCATTCCCATTTTCCATTGCAGAAGCATTTGACCAACTCTCACATGGTGGACTAGCTATTATAAGATCAGGTTTTGGTAATTTGTCTAACACGTCAAAGAGCGTGTTATCTCCAAATAAACGTTTGTAATCAGCAAGGTCCAGATTTGTAAAATGATTGTTCTTGTTTTCTATATCCATTCCGATTGAATAGATTTCAATATTCGCCCCCCCCGAACTATTCAGAGAGTTAGCACCCTTGAAGTAAGAACCATTCCCACTATCAAAAAGTGCCCAGACTACCATTTTTTTGATAATCAATACCTCCTATCCTTCATCCCAGACGGATACACAAAGCATCTGCCAGTTGCTCCCTCGAAGATACGACTTGATAAAGCACCATTCCCAAAATCATCCGAGTAAAGCTCTTTAATCTCTTCACTAGAAAGATTCGTGTTGATAATCGTATTCGTCCGATTATCCAGGATCTTGAACAATATCTGATGTGCCCATTCGTTTCGCTTTGTATCAGCTTTTCGACTCTCTTTCCCAAGGTCATCCAAGAAAAGGAAATCAACCTCAGACAATAGCTTGACCATCTTAGCTTCTGAATACCCATTGTCAAACTCAAAGCTTTCACGAATCTTATCAAATAAAGTCACGACTGACACAAAGAGCACGCTTTTAGGTTCATCATAAGACTTAAATTGCTCATTGAGAAACCGAGCTAATCCATAGGTCAGATGACTCTTACCAACACCAGAAGGTCCTGTGATGATGGCATTCCCAACTGTACCTTTGGCATACTCACGTTCCAATCGCTTCACAAAATTCATAGCCTTTTCGTCAATATCAACCTGAATCTCATAGTCATGTAGTGACTTGCTAGCAAGCTTACTTGAAACGATACTATCGCGAGCAAAGACCTCGTAAGTATCCGATAATTTACTTTTAACCTCGGATTCCATATTCAACTGCTGTTCAAAGATCCGAATGTTCTCTTTCTCGCATTCAGGACATTGATTGATTTCCTCAACCTTTCCCTTGATAGGAATCTTAACAGACCAAAGATGGCATCCATGAATTTCACAGACATCATCAAGAACTGTTCTGGTTCTGAATTGTTTAAACTGTTTCATTTAAAATCCTAGCCTTTCATCAACTGCTGATTGAAAAGAGTGAACTTTTCGTGGCATAGGTTGGTTCAGATAATTGTCCATCTTATTGCCAAAAAGTGTTTGTGGTTGAAGATACTGTTCATACTCTGTACCTTTCCACTTAGCGACCATGATGTCCACAACCTTTTTAAAATCTTCAAGGACATAACCCTCTTTTAGCCTTGCTTTGATAAATTTTTGATGACTAGCAGTGTCAACCTTAAAATTCTTCTTAGCTTTCAAATTGAGATAAGAAATAACTTCTTTACAAATCAACAATTTATTATTGTTATTCTCAGTCTTAGTATTCTCAGTCTTGATTGTGTGTACTTTTTGCACTTCCGAAAGTGTATTTTCTACACTTCCAAGGTGTACTTTTTGCACTTCCTGAAATGTACTTTTTACACTTCCGTTAAGAGGATCAAGATAAATGCGGTTTGGTAAGTTCATCCCTTGTCTGACTTCCGTCATTAGACCAGCATCTTTCAATTCCTTTTTAATTTTGATAATCGTCTTGTTGCTATTGCAATTTAAGTCAATCATCAACTGTTCATTTGTGTAATACTGGAAGACGTTCCCTTCTTTATCATACCAGCCATTTTTTAAAGATAGTTCTAACCTATCAAACAGAAGCATATAGAGCATTTTAGCGTTATTGCTCAAAGTCTTATATTTCTCATCATAGATGAATGGCTTTGGAAATTTGAAAAACGATAAGAAACCAGTGACTTCACTTTTTTTAATCATTTCTACCCCTCCACACTTGAAAATTTTGTGTATTCTTTGTGAAAATACAATTTCACTGTCCCTAGACTACCATGCCGATTCTTTTCCAGGATCAGTTCTGTTACGTTATTTGCTTCCTGACTATCTGCCTGTTCCTTCTGGTAGTAGGCATCACGATACAAGAAAGCTACAATGTCTGCATCTTGCTCAATCGAACCAGATTCTCGCAAATCTGATAGCATTGGGCGCTTGTCCTGTCTCTGCTCAACCG